CCAGTGCTGTAGTCCACTGCCGCAGCTGTTGAAGCATACAGATTGTGAACAGTAAATGTATTTGAGTTGCCACTGCTATCCGTTCCAATCGCTGCGTTACTTGACGTATCCTCAAACTTTAAATGATATCCATTTGTTCCAAATGTCAAGCCAGAAGCAGCCTTGGCCTGCCATACCCCATTGCTATCAAATTCTCCAAATGACGTGGCGTCTAATTGAGAGCCGTCAACGAAGTAAACGTCTGCCATGTAAGCATTAAGCTTACTGCTGCCGTTGAGAAATCCAAGGTGATGCTCTACGGCTGCATTAAGGTAAGGCTCTCCGTTCTGCGCTAATGCCGTTGTCGTTGCTAATGATATTTGCGTACCGTTCACATATACTTTTACTCTATTGCCTGATGATCCCTGGGTGGAGTCGATTGCTACCACCATGTGATACCACGCGCCGAAATCACGGAAAACTTGATCACTTAAGATTTCCAACGAGTCAGAGCCGCCGACTCTGCCAAACATTAAAAGTTTGTCGCTGCCGCCCTGGATGCCAATATAAAACCTATTTGAACTATTTACATAGCAAGCAAAAAGCATGTTTGTCATGCTTTCTGATTTGTGCCTTTTAAACCATCCACTCCAAGTCCAAGTTTTGCGGTTTCCTCCAGACCCAAAGGTTCTAGTCAGACGCGCCGAATCATCTGCGTTAAAACGGACTGACCTTGTTGCTACCTGATCAGCAGCTGCAGCAGCAGCAGCTTGGAAAAACAGCGGACTTGCAGACCCAGGAATACTCATGACACGTTCAGCAGTGAAGTGACCGTAATGCGGGTCGAGCTTTCCACATAGTAGGCCAAAACATCAACGGCTCCTGCTGTAGTCGTTAAGGTTGGTGCGTTTGAACTTCCGCCAGCAAACTTGTATTTAGTGCCTCCATAAGCAAGTGTTCGTGAGCCAGTGCCATCCTGAGTAATAACAATTACTCCAGATTGACCAGCGGTAACATTTGTTGGATCACCCAAAGTGCGGTTGCCACCGAGCGTCACAGAAAAATTATTTCCCAGCGATAAATCCACGGCTATGGTGGACGCATCGGTCAAAGCAACAGGCGTTCCACGCTGCGCTTTCGTAAAGCTCTGAGCAACAGCAAGACCAGCGACAGTTGTCGTTGCATCAGGCAGTGTGATCGTGCGATCAGCAGTTGGGTCACTAACAGTCAGCGTTGTCTCGTTCGCGTCGGCGGTAGATCCTTCAAAAATGATGCTGCCGTTGAAGGTTGCATTGCCTGCAAACGTTGAGGTCGAGTCAAACGTCGCGACACCTGTAACGTCCAGCGTGCCAGGTACGTCAACATTGCTAGTAAACTCAACGCCTGATCCGCCAGAATCGGTCTGCAGCAGTTGACGCGCAGTGCCGTTTGCCAGCTTGCTGACTGCAATCTCAGCACTTGCGCTGATGTCTGCGTTCGCAATCGTTGCGTTCGCAATCATCGTGCTAGTAACTGTGCCCGTATCGCCAGTCGTTACGACGTTGCCCGTGACATCCGGGAACGTAATTGTGCGGTCAGCGGTCGGGTTGGTAACTGTAATCGTGGTTTCGTTTGCATCATCTGCAGAGCCTTCAAACGCCAAGACAGCGTTTTGACCAAGCAGCACCGTTCCAGTAAACGTTGGGCTTGCAGCTCCAAGTTTTTCAGAGTCCAACTCCTGCAAAGCAGCTTGAACGTCTGTGCTACTAATGTTGCCCGTGGCAACAACAGAAATGTTGGCTGCAGTTTGACCAGCAATAGCGTTTGAAACGTCAATCAGCTGGAACGTTGACCCCGTACCAAGAGAGATCAACATGTCTGGCGGTGCCAAAGCAACCGCAGGCGCATTGCCTGAACCTGTTCCAGACGTGTCAACAACGACGTAGTAGTTCAGGTTGCCGACTGCAGGTGCAGGAAGCGCCGCTCCATTCGTAAAACCGGCAGCAGATCCAGCGGTCGTAACGCTCGTTAGCAGGTTGGTGTTGGCGTTATAGGTTCCAGCGTTAACTAGGTTTCCGCTGATAACCGTGATTGGCAGAAACGAAGTGCCCGTATAGATGTATAGGTCTTCGTTTTTCTCGTCGAAGAAGAACTGACCCTTGAAGTCACCATCAGGGAAGGTAACGACGTTATCGGTAGCGCCAGCACCACCAAACTTGGTTGTTGACTGGTCAGCAAGCTTTGCAGCTGTAACTGCATCTGTACCAATCAGTGCGCTGCCAAATGTGCCAGACGAAATCTTGCTGGCTGGCAACGATGGAACATCAGCTTCTGCCAACGTTGTGCCAGCACTGACATGGCCTTGCGCGTCAACAGTGACCTTGGTGTAAGTGCCAGTAGCAACTGTGTTGCTGTGGTTTAGGTTGCCCGAACCATCAACCGCAAGACCTGTCCCAGGTATAACAGCACCTTTTGCACTGCTAGTAGCAGCAGGCATATCAGCACTGGTGATGGCACGGCCACCAGTAATCAAACCCTTGGCGTCATAAGTGACGACGTGATGGGTTGAGCTTGCGGTTACATCGTTGTTGATCTCAATAGTGTTGGAGTCCATGCGGAGCCCTTCACCGTTGACAACCACACCGCCTTTGGCGCTGCTAGTCGCAACAGGAATATCGCTGCCATCAATCGTGCGATAAGCAACTGCACCACCAGCACTGGTAGGGCCAGCAAGAAACTGATTGGCGGCAGACGTGTCATTGATGACTGCTGCAATCGTGACGCTGCTGCCGCTTGTCGTTGCAGTGATGTCAACAACACCAACAGTGCTACCGCTAACGCTGTTGATTGAGCCAGCAGCCTTCAGGCTTTGCCATGCACTGCCATCCCAGCAATACAAGTTGTTGTCGTCAGTATCTAAAGCGAGTTGACCCGTAAACGCTCCAGAGCCGGGCAGCGTGGTGACAAGGTCAACAGTTGACTCGTTGGCAAGCTTTGCCGCTGTAATGCCGTCATCTGCGACTTTAGCCGTTGTAATTGCAGAGTCAGCAATGTCTGCGGTAGCAATACCGCCTGCGGCAAACAGAATTTTTGCACCAGGGATGGTGTCGTCACTGATTAACGTGACACCGTTAGCAACCAAATCGCCAACCGTCAGCTTTTTGGTTTCGCTGGCGCTAGTGTCTACGACAGCAACAAGGTCTCCGGTTGCTAGGGCGGAGCCGGTGAGCGCATTAAGCTCACTAATCTTGCGATCAGCCATTAGCGGGGCTCCTAGTCCTCGTCACTGTCTATATCAAGGGTAGCAGTGTCGTCTTGGTCGAGAACGACTGTATCTCCACCCTCAGTAAGAGTCGTGTCAGCAGTCTCAAGATCCATGCGGATTTGAATTTCACCAGTTGTAATGAAGTCAGCCGTTATCTGCACGGTGTTATCAGGAGAAAACTGAACGGCAGCTGCTGTAATAATTCCGTTGGTTTGATACCAGATTTCATCATTTGATCGAGCTGCAACGCCACTTGGATTATTGTTTGCAACTTTTAAATAAAACTTGCCTTTAAAATTACTACCAACTTGCGTTCGTAACGCAAGCTCCATCATGTAATTCGGCAGCTCATTAGTTGTATCTCCCGTGTACTCCCAAAAAGCACTAATTCTTCCAGAGCCAGAAATCAAGGTATTTACCCTTTGCCTAAACTCGTCCGACAAAGTTGTTGTATCAACAGTCTCTCTTTCAGTGTTAATCTCAAAGCTGTTGACTTGAGCAATTACTCGATAACTTGCATTGTCAACTTTGACTTCGATAGGGATGTCGTTGCCAGGAGCAGCAAGCGTGGTTGCGTTTGACGCGCCGCCACCAACCGCGTTGGCATAAGTGTCATAAAGCCTGATGCCATCTAGCTCATCGACGTAAATAAATTTTTTTACGCTTGAGTCTGTATAGCTGTCGATAAAGTCAAGGGCACTATCATCCGTGCTAGTAATCTCAATTTGATCGCCAGTCAACAGCTGGCCATGCTCAAAATCAAAGCTAAACCGCTTTGCGGTTGTATTTACATCATCAGGTTTAATTGTCGAAGACAAAGTGCCACCGTTGAACTTCCGCTGCAGCTCAACCTTGCCATGCGTTCCAAGATATACCGTCATGAGATTGAAACCGTAGACAAAGCACCAGTGCCCTGGAACGCAATCTCAGCGCGAACAATGTCGCCAGTTGACGCTCCAATCGAAGCGCTGGTGATGTACGCAGTCAGCTTGATGTCATTGTTGTCCGTTCCATCAATCCAACGAAATGTCAGCTCGACAGTGTCACTGCTGCTAACGCCATCAGTTCCTGTCTTGTAAAGCTTGTTGAGAATGTCGGTAGTGTTGAAACTGCCGTTGTCGTCCTTGTAATACAAAAGCGTTGCACTGCCGCTATAGCCAGCAACACCTGGCGAATAGCTACGAATATGGTCGTTCAGCGTTGTTGTCTCAAGCGTTTCCAAGTTTGACGACAGCTGAAAATTGACGACCTTGGCAAGGGTCGTCCCAGCAAGCTGCATAACGCCATCTCTGCCGGTGTAAACCTTTGCCATCAGAGCACACCAATTAAGTTGATCGTAACAGTGCTAACCCCAGGTCGCACCTGGACTACCTGCGGTGGGCTTTCATATCTGTACTTAGCTTGCGTGCCAGAAGTCGATGCTGTTGCAGTGGCTGCAGGCGTGTTGGCCTGGCCACCCATTCCAGAGTGAACAGAGCAGTAGTAATACAGCGTTGGAGCGTCAGTGGCAACTTTGATGCGTGTGTAAGCACCGGCAGAACCAGGCGTGCCAAACGTCGTTACGCCTGTCGTGTATTCCGTTCCACTGTTATGGGTGCCGTTGCTAGTGGTTGAAAAACGCAAAGGGTGTCCGGAGTTTGACGAATCAGACTGATCAAACAAATAAACAGTGCCTTCTGTTAGCTCCAACGTCTCAGCGTTGCTAGTGCCGCCGTTGAAACGATACTTGTTGCCGCTGCTGTCTACAACAGTGACCGTGTAGGTCACAGTTGCTACTTCAGTCTCTTCGGGCCTCAGCGCATCTGTATTAGACGACCAGCCTGCCAGCGCATTATCAGGCAACGTGAACGTATTGAAAGTGCCTTTCACCTCGTCATAGTGATCAAGAAAAAGCTCGGCTGATGCGTCACCAATGTTGGTGTAAGACAAGCTCAGCTTTGGCTCAGTACGCTCGCTGCCATAAAGAATCCGCACCTCTTGCCCGCTTTGTGACTTGAAGGCTTTGATCGGATAGTCGCCAGGCGAATAGCTACGACTGGTGGGCTGTAACGCTGTGGGGAAAGCCATCAGTCAGAACGCTGGGGATGCAGCACAAATAGGTCGCTACGCACTACTCGCTGTGCAAGCAGGCTTCGCTCCTTGTCATCACAAGGATACTCAGACGCAACAATATCCACCGTGCCTTCTTGCGAGAACGTCAGCTGCTCGACCATATAGATGTTCTGCGAGTCTTGTTTCTTCAAAATCGTGAATACGCTGCTATGGAAAGCACTGTCAGACACGATGCCATTGGAAACAATCATCACACCCTCTTGGACCTCCTGCTCAGAAGCTGATTTGTAATACGAAACGTCGTACTCACCATCCTCCAGCTCACTGACTGAAGTCACCGCACCGGTGGCACTAATCGTTCCGTTGTTGGCAGGGCTGTATGGACTAGAGCTTGTGGTTACTTTGATGAAGTCGCCCGCTCCAAGGTCCAAGCCATGCACAGTCGTCGAGAACTTAACTGTATGCGTTATCAGACTGCGAAGCAGCAAAAAGTAACGAGCGACCAGCTGAGCGTGTTCACTACTGGTACAAAACTGAGTTAAGTCAAAACTTTCAAGCGGCAAGACCTCTTCGCCTTTAAGACGAACCTCAATCGAACGCTCCTCAGGTAACTGGTTTTGGCGTTCCTTTCGATAACGCACAACTGCTTTAAATGGCTGTCGCTCTTCTGCGCTGAGGTATTCCAGCTGGAACGTGTCTTCCAAGATATTTCCATCAGTAAACAGCTGTTTGATCGGCACCGCACCATCAGAAATCGTGCCGTCAGAGTTGACCGGCACAGCAGGTTTGATGCTGAACTTGCCGTTGCTGATTAAGAAGTTGCACAAGAAGTTAGGCGCAAGCTGACTGATCAATCCTCTAATGTTGGAGCGGTCAGCAATGGCACCATTGAAGAACAGGTTGTTGGCACGCAAGAATTTAGAGGTTTCTTGCAAATCAGCAACATTAAGAAGATTTGGATCGTCTTCAGTCATATTTAATAGTGGCCCTGCCCCAGCAGTGTCATCTGTCAGCAAATAGTGGACAAGATCAGTAAACAGGTTGCTTGGGCCATCCTCTTGGTTGTAAGTAGAGCTGCTGCTATCAGACTCATAGGTTGTTTTGTCGGGATGCAAACGTTTGACATGCACACCTTTTGGCAGCCATACACGCATTTGATCAAGTTGGTTAAAATTACGGCTTGCTTTGACAACCAAACCAGCTGTGGTCATACGTTCATACGCAGGCACTTGATCGTTTCTTGATATTTCATTTACATAAACAATCTGATGCTCAGGCCCGTTTTGATTAGATTTTTCAACGTTATCTCTATAAAAACTTATATCAGCTGTTTGGCTTTGACCCTCAAAAGTTCGTTCTGCAGTTTCAAATACAGGAACTACTTGTACCTGCTCAAGACCTTTAACCTGAAACCTCATTCCAACGTCACGCCCTCTGGTGTAGGGATTGTCTGTGCTATGTGACGGCACATCATCAATCACGTCCTCCATTGCAAAGCCTTCACTGGTATTCGTTGAATCAACATCTACAGCAGTTAAAGCCCAGCCTTTTCTTTCTGCAGACCAGTGGTCTGGGCCAAGATCTGAAACCCTTGCCGTGATGTCAATAGCTAAGGTTTTGGATCCTGCAGTAAGAGTTCTCTTGACAGTTCGTGTTTCGCCAAGATCAAAATCATTTGCATGGCCAAAAACTTCGTAGTAATAACCCTGAGTCCGACCTTGGAAACCTTCAAACCTCTGCACCTCTGTAATGCGAAACTTGAAGCCTGAGAAGGTCATGACGCCGGATCCGCTTCGAGTAAACGGGTTGCTTGATGGATAGCTGTTTGTGTCGCCACCTTCTACGTTCGTTCCACCCAAGCCTCTTTTAACTACGACAACTTCATTCACAGAAAAATTGCCTGAGCTTTTTGCAATACTGTGTTCCCTGATTGACCAAACCTTTGTAGTTGCATTTTGCGATGCTGTTCTTGCGTGATGGTTTGCCGGCAACTCTGTTTTTTCAAATCTGTACCGAAACTGAATCCATCGATCTGTTCCAAAATACTCTTTAAATAAAATAGTTATCTCGTTTTGCCCGAAGTTTTCTGGCTTGCCTGCGTCTCCATAAATATCAGTCATGATGTCGTAAGAAAACGCACCATCCTTGCCGCCTGTGGCAAACTCTCCGCCTGAGTTGACTACACGAAAGTTGTCTCCATTTGTTCTCTCAAGCCTGCCATTGATTGCATGGTTTTCGGCAGGCAATGCATCTTCAGGCAGCGCAATTAGCTGAATTGCTAAGTTGGGTCTTGTGCCAGCAGTTGTCCCACCGCCAGTAATTCTTCCTCCTGTCAAAAACTCCTTGTTCTTTTTAAGGATGGAAAGTTTAATGTTATGGTTTACAGTGTCTTTGCCCGCAGTCGTGATAACAAAACGTCCATAATTAGCCGTGTCAACTTGGCGAGTAACGGTCGATTCTTGCGCTGTAGCGGCTGCCGTTAACTGAATAATATAAGTCGAATCAGGTAATTCTCGAAGCTCCGCCCCTGGAACTGGAGCAAATTTAAATTCATATTCGCTTGGATCTCGCTCAACAGGATGCTGGAATCGAATAAAACTATACTGATCAACAGGTTTTGAGCCTGTCACTGCAAACAAAGGCTCTAAGCGCTCATACTCAAACTTTTTTCCACTAGCGTCAACGCCTGCACGTCGTACAGACACAGAAAAACAAGAGGTTCTTGCAATCGTTGAGTTAATTACACCACCAGTAAGCTGAACCCTTTCTTCGTCCAGCTCTCGCAACGTCTGCGGATCAGGAAAAACCATGAAATTGGACAGGCCATTCAATGTTTGAAAGACTCGGCTTTTTATTCCAATCTCAGTTACGTCCGTAGGGCGGTTATTACGCACCACTGCTTTTGCATATTTTGTTAGTGGAAAGAACCCGGCACCAATTGCACCGCTATCAGCTACATATCCATCAACAGGTTCAATAACCTTAGTGCGATGCACTAGGCCAATTTTTGGCTCGGGTAAAAACGACTCGCTAGTATCAATGCACTTAAGAGTGATTGTTTGGTTTTCAGTGCCGTCATCGCTAGTGTCAAACTTTGCTCTACTACGAGCAGTAACCTGCCACACCGTTCCAGCGATACTAAACAGCTCACCAAGCTGCATTTCGTCATCTGCCGCACGCTGTAGCGCCTTGATTTGATTATTAACGTCGTCAATATCTATGCCTTTTTGGTCATTCCGACGGTAAAGTTTTTCTGGAATTTCAGAGTCAGAAATTAAAAATTTAATTATGTCTCCAACGGAGACTTTCTGCTCTTTTCCATAAACATTTTCTGTAACTGAATTGCCGTTGTGCTCCACAATTCCCATGCGTGGACTATAGTTTCGTCCGTTTAGCTCTTCATCAAGAATACCTTCGTTTCGACGCGCATTCTCAAGATCTTGGTTATCGTCTTCAAAATAAGTTCCCTGGCGCAAATCACGCACTTTGCGGATATATTTGCCGCCATCGTTGTCACTGTCTATATTGCCACCCAAAAGACGTTTGCGATCCCCATCCCCTGCAATCTTAAGTCGCTGAATTGTTGGATTAATTTGTGATGAGTTTTTTCCTCCTTTTGGGATTGAGATGGGCGTAAAATTTAGCCTGTAATTTGTGCCATTAGCAATTGCTGCATACGCTCCAAACTCAACGTTGTTTGCGGGGCTGTACGCATGGCAAAAACCTTCGTCTTTATCTTTTAAAGCAGTTGGGCACAAAAATATATCAGTATCAGTCGAAGGGTCTCCCGCTCCAGGCGTGGCACTTGTCCCATAAGCAAGATTGGAATGACGTATCCTTGAAATACCTGAAACCGTTGTATTGCGTTTCCAGTAAAAAGCAAAAGTGTCTTCAAAAATTGCGTCTAGAGCGTTGTTGCCTAGAAAAATGCCTGTTAAATCGGGCACCTCAATGCCGTCAAATGGTTGGCCATCGGTGCGACCTTGCTCGCCCACAACAAACATAAGCTTGGCTGCTTGTTGCGTTCCAAGGCTGAACATGCGTGACCACACCAGCTTTGGAGTAACAAGCATTCCTCCTACGTTTTGGTCGTACAAGCCAAAAATGATGGGAATTGGTGCGTTGTAATTAGCCAGCTCAGCAAGGGTATCGAAACCGCTTGAAGCGACAAAACGCCTGGTTTCATTGATGCTTTCAAGGTCAAGACGCTGCTGTGCTTGCGGCTTCTTAGGCTTCGGCATTAGCAACATGCTGACACCTGTCAGAACCAAGCTAATTGCAAGGTTAATAAGAATAAGCGTTGCCGTTTCACCTGCCTGTATGTCAGGAATCAGCTCATACCCTGCAGGTCTAGTCTTGCCCTTGCGGATGGCTTCTGAAACAAAATATCGATACTCTTCCTCAGTAATATTTACGGTTTCAATAAGCTGCTTCTCGAACGGAAGCAGTGGTACGTCGTAAAGGCTCGGGCCAAAGACCATTGCACCCTTTTGGTTTGCGGATTGATGTAGAGAACTCCGTTCCGCCATGTGACTGCAAATGCCCAGGAATGCTGCGGGAGCAGCAAGATGTCCCCATCATACTCAGCTCTTTTTACGCGAAAACCCCATTGCAGAAGGTCTCGGCAAACCTCTATCCGACCTGCTTTATACCAAGACTGCTTAAACGCAGGGGCTTCTATGCCCATGCGACCCAGCACCTCATAGCAAAGATGAATGCAGTCAATCTCCGCGCCACTGCCGTCTGCGCCTAGCCGGTACGGCCTACCGATTAGATCACTGCAGTCGTACCGCACTTGTAATCGGCAGATTGCCCACAAACCTTTGCGTCAGAGTGCGTCGGGGCACGTCCGTTCCAACAGCATCCAACACAGTACCAAGGCTGATATTCAATGATGCGTTGTCCCATTGGCCGCTAGTGACTTGCGCCACATACTCGTTAACACGGTTGCTTGTCGTAGTTGCAGATAAACCAGTGGCAGGGTCAGGGTCAGGCAAAATCAACATCTCAACTTCTATAACCCAACGGTCGTTAA